ATGCACTAGACGTTTAGCTTTCTTTTGTTCTTTTTCATCACTCATTGTTTAATTCCTGATAAACGGCTGTAGCACCAATGCTGACACCTTGTATTTCGTTATTCTTAACCATTGTCCACAAGAGTTCACTGTCTGTGTCACCTTCTGGAAAGTGCCAATATTGCAACCAACTTCCTTTCTTAACTTCAATCCCTGTATCGGTAGTGAAGCCAGCAGGGGTAATGAACGATTGTTCAATCTTAGCTTTCTCTGTGTTGATACGATGAAACAAGTTAGCCTTATTACACAGAGTATTAAAACTGATACAGGCTTTCTCAACACATTCTTCTGTGTTAGTGTCACCATGCTCATCAATTTCATTAGGGGCTAATACAACAAACATAGCTCTACGTTGTTCGACGTCTACGGCTTTGGTTACTTCAACTGTTGGTTGTATCTCTTTTAGTGAACCACCATCTAAACCAAATGTGCTAGTAAGTAGTACAGCTAATTTATCAGCTAACACCTCAACCACGCTTTTCTTTACATTACTTTGTGGCATTATGCTGCATTCTCCATGTTAAGGTCTGAGGTGTTGTTAGCTGCTACTGTATTCTTACGAGTTCCTTCACCACTTGGCGATTTAAACCCTTCACCGCTCTTAGAAGTAGCTGCACCTAATATGGTGTCAAGCTCTTCTTGTGTTGTGTTAGCATCAATGCGGTATGGCAAATCTACCATCTCAGCAATAGCGTTCACATTTTCAGGTGTTTTAGCAATCAAACCTGTAGCTGCTAGACGTTGAATAGCTTTAGACATAACTTCTAAATCAGCTTCTTCAATATCACCATAAACAAACCTAGGAAATTCTTCATCATCCCAACCATTACGTCTGAATAAATCAGGTATTAAGTCTTGGTTTAGAACGTCTTGAATTTCTTGTAATCTTGCCTCTACAGCCATTGACAATAAGTTTGTCTTACTATCAGCTAAACTGAAACTACCTACATTGTCTTTACCTAAAGAAAGTACATCACAGAACAACACTGTTAGTATCTTGTCATCGTATCTACGAATAGCCGTATCAATGTACTGGCTACCACTGTTCTGCACAGACAACAAGCTAAACTTGAAGTAGGGCATCTTTGTCTCAGGGTCGTACATCAGCGGTGTAATCAAACCAGCTTGTTCATTGTTGTGTAGATTAGTGATAATCTTTTGATACATTGAATAAACAGCTTTATCTGCTGTACTAGCATCTTCCGCCATGTACTTAGGATGCAACTCTAAATGAGGTACGCCCCCCATATTACGACTATAACCAACAGCTTCAATCTCTTCTAATTGTGTGCGAAACTTCCAAGCTGTATAACAACCAACTAACGGGCTAGTACCTTCGGGGTTATCTTTAGCTACGTCTGTACGGAACAACAAGAAACTTTTACGAGGTATTTCAATCTTTCCATTGTACATTTGAGGTGCATAACGGGCAGCGTTCAATGTTGATAGTTGTTGTTCAACACCCACTAAATCACGACCATCGTCACTAAACTGCCAACGATATACTGAATCTTGCGAACGAATAGGAAGCTTACGCAAACCCATTAAGCCGTCATTATACTTACTCCCTTGATTTTTATAACGTCTGCGGAACACTTTCTCATTGACACAGAAGCCAAAGGTGTACATACTGACGACTTCTTTAATGAAGTTGAACCAAGAGTGTTCCATGTCATTCATACACTGTTCAACAAACTTAGCTTTAGCCATCTCTAGTTCAGTTTCACCAGTTGGTGCTACAGTCCATTTGACACGACTAATCATCAACTCAAACATCCCTAAAGCTGCTTTGATTGTTGAGTCTGCTGACATCTTACGGAATGTTTTTACTGATTGTGGAAAGCGTAGTTCACGTCTAGCTTGCTCTAAGATTTGTCCGTTGCTTACTTGTAGACCTGTAAAACCTTGTTCTTGTAACTTGATTCTAGGGATTGTTCCTGTGCCAGTAGAGAGGCTACTAACGTCAGCTTCTAATTCCACATAGCCTCCTTGTTGGCAATAGCTTTAAAAGCTAAATGAATTTGTTGTTGTCATGTCAGGTATTGAGAATGTTGGGATTTGGATTGTTGAACAGAGGTACATGAACGAATCCCCGCAACTGTCAACGCTATCATCGTGCTTTCCGCGCTTTCGGCTTCCGTCGAAACCTTCTAGTTCGTCAATGAAGCACTCATTCCAATCCCCACTTACTATCTTAATACTGCCAGCTTCACTAGCTGCACAAAATGGTGCAAAACGAGTTATCTTGGATTGGTTTGTTGCCTTAGTCTTAGCGTAGAAGCCTTGCTCTGCTAGGTCACGAACAATTGTAGAAGCATAAGCCTTACCTGCGGCATTTGGATCTTGCGGAATTATGATTAGAACATCGTCACCGTCGAGCCTTGCTGTTTCTAGTATCCTTTGGTAGACCTCGCCGTGTCTCGCCCTAAATCTAACAACATCTTCAACATAATAGTTGCCGTAAATGTCTTTGGACATTAGTGTGCCGCTAGTCCAATCTGGGTTTGGATTAGCCTCAGAAGGTACTGTACCTGCTAAATCGTAAGCCCTGACTTTCTTAGTAACTTTTAATGGTGGCTTATCAACAATCTCACACCAATCGCGCTTCCAATAACCTGAACCCTCTTCATCGCAATCCCAATTACCATAAAGTAATCTGTTCTTTTCAACGCGCCCTAATGACTCTAACCAGCCTACATATTCAGGTTGTGCGGCCATTAAAGTTGGGTTGTCTTTGATAGTGGCATTGATAAAACAGAAAGACATAATGCTCGGATTGAATAGTGCTGTTTGGTGTTCTTCTATAAGCTGCTCTTTAGTATCGCCCCAATAAAATTGGTTATCTTTTCTAAAGAAGTATCTCTTAACACCACACCTTTCTTCTATTGGGAATCCATCTTCATCAATCCACCAATCTAACCACTTACGCAAGAAATGGTTCTTGTCGGGGTTGCACGTTAGTGCAATCTTTGGTTTAACTTGCGGACAGTTTGGATTTCTCAAACGAGACATTATATATAAAACTTGTTCTTCTTCGTAATTGGTGGCCTCATCTACTAAGCAGTAGTTCATCTGAGTGCCTTGCCAATTATCTTTATTCTTTAAGTGTTCGTAATGTTTTAAGTGAATCTCTGCGCCACTAGAAAATACGAACTTACTTTCTTGTGACTTCCATCTAACTTTTGGGTCAACCTTGCTGAACAGTGACGAGGCTACGTCTAGTAATCCTCCACTTCCTTTGAGCATAGGTGTTGTTCTACGGGTGATTACACCACGAAATGTTTTTATTTTTATGTAGGGAAGAAATGACATTAGACCTGAATATGACTTACTAGCCCCCGCTGCGCCACCGAAGCAGGTTACATCTGCATCGCTTGTAAGGAACATATGTTGTTTAACACTTCTTGCTCCAATGATTTCTTTTTCACTCATAGCCTTCCCTGTAATAGTTAAGGCATCCTTGCCAAAGCGTATTAATCTGTTATCTCTACTCTATAGTCTAGTAAAGCTTGATATAGTCTTTCATCAATATCATCTCTATATTTCTCTGCTGCCTTTTTAACTACAGATTCTTTATATGTTTTATAACAGGTAAAGGCTTCTTCTTGTGTGTCAAAACACCCCAAGTTTTTCTTTATGCCTGTCCCGTTGTTGCAGTGAGCAACATATTTGTTAGAGATTTTATTAAGTGACACACCTAGTGGGTATTCACCTCTTTTGCTTGCTTTCACTACAACTAAAGAGTTTATTTTCTGAGGGACGAAAACGCAAACATCCTCGCTATAAGTTTTATTTCCTTTTACAAGAATATCTTTATCTAGTTGCCAACTTCTACCGTTCTCATCAATGTTACCAAAGCCTTTTTGCTTCTGACACCATTCGTAAAAGAATGTGAAGCTCTTAAAATTATCTGTACAAGTAACACCAGTATAGCAAGACAAGTTTTCCCAATACTTAGGGTTACACCTGTATAAAAGGGAACGCCAAGCATTGTACTCTTTAGAAAGAGTATTTCCATCTTTGCAAGAATACTTTGTACCTTTATCACCAACGCCGTAAACTAACTTAGCCATATTCTCTCACCCCACCTTAATAAAAGGTGAGCAAAGCCTTCGTAGCCGTTATTCACAACCCTGTAGAAGGACTTACATTTCTCACAAACTCTGAAACATTTAATTAAATAATAAACTAAATTACTACTCACTAAATATTTATATTTGTCTCTTATAGCAGGAGTATAACACACAACCTTATATTGTCAATCAAATGTTACAATCTATTAACAATTCATTTGTTAAATTGCTTGCATCCAACTTCATCAGGATGGCTTGGACAATATGTGTATTTCCACCCGTAAGGTGCTTCGACTTGCTTACCTAATCTTGGTTTGTCTGTGCTAGCACACCCCAAAAGAAGTAAAGTTAAAAGGATAGTTCGTACCATTTTCCGTCCACCTCATCTAGTGCTTTGTCCCAACGATAGGGCAATGATTTAGGAGTCATAGGCCATGTGTATCTATTATCTAGCACAAACCATCCTTTGCTTGTGTTGCACAACAGCACACAATGATAAGCACCTGTTTCGTCCCAACAACAAGCGAGATGCAAGTCTTTGCGAGCAAAGCCCGATTCAATCAATCGATGACGCTTGAGCAATGCGTAGTCTTCACAATCACCAAATGCGCCAGCCTCTTTCCAAAATTCAGGCGTAGAGTATTGCTCTAAATCTGTTTTGTAAGTGACTGACGCATTGACTTTAGAGTTAATGCGTTCGGCTACGTTGTAACTATTCACTGACAGCTTCTAGCGCACAACAACAGCCAGTCTCAGTTTGTAATTCGTCGATGACTGCCTGAGTTTCTTCAAACTCGCATTCGACTGTTTCACCCGCAGCAACAAACTTGCCGTTCTGTTCAACTAAAATATTATAAATCATGGTGCTTTATACCCCTGTGCGCTTACATA